AGAAGAAAGGTTAAAAGTAGCACACCTTGGATGTATGAGGTTGTACCCACTCGGGAAAAAGAGTATAAAACGTTAATAATAATAGTTGTACAGTATGGTATCAATATCAGATATAGAGAATGGTTGGTATTATTGGGAAACGAAAATTTCTCACGCTAATAATATAGTAAGTGCAGACGATTTTATTAAGAATGAGTTGCCGCCAAATGTAGATGTCTATTTCCAAGATAAAAATTATTTGGAATTTATATTTGAAGATGGTAAGTATTATTCTGCAACCATATTCGGCAATGGTGATTTTACCCATCATCAAGCTGAATTTGAGTTTATACATTAATTAGCTATGAACGGAATAACGTCAAGTTTACAGAAGAAGATTGACTACTCCATAAAGGTAATACAGAAAGCTGAACGACTTGCCCTATCAATGAACGATGATGGCTTTTGGTTAGCCTTTAGCGGTGGGAAAGATAGTCAAGTCTTGTATCATCTCACCTTAATGGCAGGTGTAAAGTTTAAGGCGTATATGAATTTAACAAGCGTAGACCCTCCCGAAGTTATTCGCTTTGTTAGAAAGAACTATCCCGATGTCGAAATGATAAAGCCAAAGATGAGCATTTATAATATGGCAGTCAAAAAGGGCATATTACCCACAAGGTCGTTACGCTGGTGTTGTGCTGAATATAAGGAAACATCAGGTGCAGGATGTTTAACGTTAATAGGCGTGAGAAAAGCCGAAAGCGTAAGGCGGTCAAAGAGAGAAGTCGTTGAGAGTATAAACGCAAACCCAAAGAAGCGCAAACAATGGAACTTTGACCAATTCTCCGAACATGAGGAAAGCCTTGTGCAATGTATGGGAAACGGCAAAGAAAAGATAGTTGTTAGCCCTATTCTATATTGGACTGACGATGATGTTTGGACGTTCCTTAACGCTAATAACATAGAGCATTGCAGTTTATATGATAATGGGTATAGGCGTATTGGTTGTATCTGTTGTCCGATATCTTCTTTCAAACAAAAAGTGCGAGAGATAAAAGATTATCCGCACGTCAAAAAGAATTGGATAAAAGCGTGCGCCAAGGTGAAGGAGAAAGGTCTTGAATCTTACGGTTTATCTCCTGATGATATGTTTGATTGGTGGATAAGTGGTAAGTCGTACAAAAGGTGGTATGCAGAGAAATATTTACAACAGAAATTTAACTTCAAAGAACTAAAAACAGAAAAGTAATATGAAAAGAGTAAACAAACCAAACGAAAGCGGTATTATCGAAATTGACTTTGACGGAAACGTTGGAGCATTTTTCAAAGTAGAGAACGGAAATATTATAGTCTTAGGGGCTATGGATGGACACGGAGTACCAATCAAAATAGAAGATTAATATGATATTTTTTATAAACCTATTAATGTTTATTCTTATTTCTCTTGCTTGCGTGTTTATGGCAAAATATGTTCCTAATGAGTACGCAAAGATAAACAAGCGGATAGACAATTTGTTTGCTAATCAACGAACGATATATAAATATTACCTGCTTTCGTTGTTGGCGCAAATGAGAAATTCTAAAACTTTAGCTATCATGCAGGAGGAATACGAATTAGCAAATAGCATACAAGAGAACATAGAAACAATAAAAAACGAAATTGAAAGATTATGAAGCGTGAGATATTATTCAGAGGAAAAGACAAAGTGACAAAAAGGTGGGTGTACGGTGACTACACCCACAACGAGGGGTTAAATACCCATTACATATCACGGAATGTCAATAACATATCCCGAAAGGTATGGGAGGTTGACCCCGACACCGTTGGGCAGTACACAGAGTTCAAGGATAAGAACGGGAAGAAAATCTTTGAGGGGGACATAATCGAAAGTAATGGTTACAAGCATCTTGTTACTTATAATGAAAAATTAGCAGGCTTCTGTGCCGTTAATGTAAAACACCCAGAAGACTTATGCGGTATTAATCAACAATGGATAAACGAATGTTGTAAAGTTGTTATAGGCAACATGATAGACAATCCCAAATTAATGAAGTAAAGCATATGAAGAAAATAATGTTTAATTCCTCTATAAATTGGAAAGCGTGCAAAGAATTTGAGGGCTTGTATGATGTTTCTAATACGGGGTTGGTTAGAAATCATAAGACAGGAAAACAATTAGCTACTCACCTTAACTCGCATGGTTATCCGGAGGTAATATTATACAAAAATAATAAAGCTTATTTAAGACGAATACATAGACTTGTTGCATTTGCTTTTGTACATAATCCTAATCCCGACAAATATGATTGTGTAAATCATAAAGATGAGAATCCTAAAAATAATAATGTTTTTAATTTAGAGTGGTGTGATAGAATGTACAACAATAATTATGGTGGGCGTACTAAAAGGGCAGCAGAATCACATAGTAAACCGATTTTGCAGTTTACCCTAAAAGGAGAATTTATTAAAAAATGGAAATCCGCCACAGAAGCGAGCAGAGTTTTGGGATTTCCGCAATCAGCTATAAATTGGTGTTGTTTAAAGAAATCAAAATACAATTCATGCAAAGGATTTTTATGGAAATATGAAAATGACTTGTCTCCCATTACATACAAGAATGGTAAAAGAATTAAGAAATTAACCAAAGAAGGAGAATTAATAAAAGAGTATCCAAACTTAACACAAGCTGCTACGATTAACAACATATCAATAACATCTATCACGAATTGCATTTATGGTAGAAGCAAATCTGCTGGTGGCTACAAATGGAAATATTGTTAATAATCATGACTAAGAAAATTCTTTTTAATGATAAGTACCTCCTGACACAGGCAGTGCTTAGTGGAACGAAGACAATGACAAGGCGGCTACTGAAAGAGGGTACACCGCTTGGTAATTGGGAGGAAACGCAAAAGAAGTTACCTTACAAGGTTGGTGAAGTCGTTGCTATAGCGCAAAGCTACAACACCATAGGTAAAACCCAATACGATAAGTTTGGGAATGGCGTTCCAGGAAATAGCAATAAGATGTTTACCCGTGCTGAACTAATGCCCCACCATATCAAGATTACTGATGTTAAGGTGGAACGCTTGCAGGATATATCAGATGAAGATTGCCTTCGTGAAGGAATTAGATATTATCATTCTTCTGATAAAAGGTGGTCTAATAATAGTGGATATGGTTATCACATACCTAAAAATGGATTGCACAAGTTTGATACTCCTTATGAAGCATTTGCTAACCTCTTTGAGAGAATAAGCGGCAAGGGCACGTGGGAGAGTAACCCACTCGTAGTAGCGTATAGTTTTGAATTAGTAGATTAAAAGTAAATGAATTATGAAAATAAAGAATGAAGCGGAACTATTAAAAGAGTTCTGTGAAAAAAATGAACTTCATCCATTGTTAGAAGCCCCATTTTACAATACGAAGTATAACAAAGTGTGGTGTACGAATGGATATGTCCTCATAGAGATTAACCCTAAAATTCTTACCAGAGAATACCCTAAGGGTGAACTCCGATTTCCTGAATTAGAATGTCCATGTAAGAAGAAATTTACCATCGAAGCGATAAACAAGGCGTTAGATGAATGTCCGAAAGTTGACGAGGAAATCGTTGTGAGTGAAGAGGTAGAATGTAAGGAATGCGAAGGGTACGGAGAAGTAACTTGGGAGTATACTGACAACAACGGGCACACACACGAACTCGAAGCAGAATGCCCTATATGTTATGGTAAAGGATATATTATCCCTGAAAAAACAAAGAAGACGGGGCGGAAGATTACTAAAGAGGACGCTATTATATCCATTGGCAATGCTCTTTTCTTTGCACGCAACGTCAATAAGCTAAAATTTGCGATGGATTTTCTTAACATCAAGTCCGCAATGTTGACACATAACCCTAAACAAGGTGCTAACAAGTTCGTTCTAAACGAAGATGTATGTATCTTTATTAACCCCATGTATAGTTTAGAAGAAAAGCCACGTGACGCAGCAGTAGAATTAATTGATTAACATATGGAAGAATTAAGAAGAGTATATGTCATTCCTATAGAACCTATAGAACCTATAGAACCTATAGAACCTGTAGGAATGATAGATTGCAGTTATCTATCCAACAAAAAGAATAAATCACGCGCAGGATCAACACCCTACGCAAGTAAAAGAAAGAAGAAACGTAAAAAGTAAAATTAAATAAAAGTATTATGAAAGTAGAATTACAATGCGGTGATACTATCACCATTCCTGATGGTTGCAAGGCAATCATTAAGGACGGGAGTGTGGTATTTGAGAAAGAAGAGAAAGAGGAAGCAAAAACACAAGATTTTAAGGATGGAGATGTGCTAACCTCATTGTTTGATAATAAGGTAGTCTTTATATTCAAAGAAGACGAATTGAAACAAAAAGAGAATAAAAACGACTATTATGTATGCCATATATATGTAAGCAGTTCGATTGGCTATACTATTGAGGTACCCACAAAAGATAGCTTGTCTTTCTGTGGGCATAAAGATGAGGTGCGTCTTGCCACCAACAAAGAAAAGCAATTCCTCTTCGACAAGATGAAAGAGCAGGGACTTCTGTGGAATGCCGAAGAGAAGCGAGTAGAGAAGATTAGGTGGAGAGCAAAGAGAAGAGAGGAGTATTATTTTATGAATACCGATTTAACTACGGTTAAATCAAGTGAATTAGATGACGATGTTGATACGAACCGTCATAGTGCCTTCAACTATTTTCGTACTAAAGAATATACCGCCGAAGCTGCAAAGCGTGTGAAAGAAACTTTGCGAAAGTACCACGAGGAGATAGGAGAATAAGGCATGAACATTAAAGACATCAAAATCGGTGATACGCTATGCGTACATCATGACGGGTTCCCAATGATAGTTGTAGGGCTCAATTCATCCCTTGATGATCTGAACAACGGAACTGTTTACCTTGACTTCGAGGAGAACGAGGGCGACATGTGGGAAGAAGAAGCAAAGAACCTCATGCCCTATAAAAGCAAGGCTTAAATACTAAAACTAAAGATCACAATAAATAATAATAAGATAGATTATGCAAACAACAGTATTGAAAGAAGTGATTGCGTTCCTATTTGGGCGCAAGTATTATGCTAACATAGTAGCAACAAAAGGAACAGACAAGACAGAAATTTGTTCGTACATATTCACCAGCAAAGAAGAAGCAGATAAACATCGTGACGGATTAGAGATGACACGGTCTTTCATCTTTATTGAAACGATATCGTTCCGCTCCCGCAAAGAGTATTAAAAGATAAACCGTACATAACCTTTATGTGTAATATATTTGCACTATGATAATGATGAATATTCTCAAAAAAATACAGAACTGGTATTGGTCGCTCAGATTATATGTAATCGTAGACCCTGCAGATAATTCAGTAACACTATCTAAAAAGCTTTTCAGTCATATCCGTAAGTATTCGGATGCGGCTGAAAAGGCTGTAGTATTCGTATTTCGTGTGTCTGAAAATGGACTGTTTGCCTTTATGGTCAATCCCAATATTGAAAAGTCAACACAACTGTGTGATATACAATACAACGATAAGTATAAATGTATAGGTTTCGAAACACTCAATCCATCTGTTGGACGTATCCTTTATGATTACAACTTACCTGCTGATAGCAAATGCAAGTTGTCAGTATCTATAAAGGAAACTAATAACAAACTATATTATCAGATTGACAAACCGTCTAAACATGAATAAAGATATAAAGTATAATGGATTAACAACTACTCCTTCTGACAATATATGTCAGGATGGAGACTCTGCAATGTTACTTAACCTTGTGCCAGAAGATGGCGCATTAAAACCTGTTCTGCCAGCTAAAACAATCTTAGAACTTGGAGAGAATAGAACTGTAATGTATATCCATAAGACAACATCCTTTTCTAATTATATTATATTAAACACGAAGACAAATGAAATCAGTTCTATAGATGTACATAAACATTCTGTAGAGGAAATGTCTTCGTTAGGGACTTTTCAAGACGTACTTCGAGTTGATTCCATAGGTAATACGCTCTTAGTATTTACAGAGAACTTTATCATGTACTTTATCTGGAAAGAAGGTGTGTATAAAAAACTGGGAGACCATGTACCAGGGTTGCAGTTATCTTTCGGGTTAAGGGGCAAACCACGCTTATATTCTATATCTGATAAAAATCATTCAACATTCTGGGTTAATTTTGATAAAATAGATGAGGGGAAACTTCTTGAAGTATGGTCTGATGAGAATCAAAAAAAGATAACATCACAAGTTATGGCGAAGGTTAATAAGTTTCTTGCCGAACAGACGATAAAAGAGGGACGGTTTGCGCTACCCTTCTTTGTACGCTACGCCTTGCGCTTGTATGACGGATCACTTATTTGTCATTCTGCCCCCATTCTGATGAATCCTTCTACAAAGTCTTCTCCAGTTGTTTTTTGGAGAAGAGCTAAGGGGAAAAAGGGGTACACAGATGCAGAATGTGATATAATGCTTGTTTCTGCGTCATTAGATTATCAATTCTTAGAAGATTGGGACAACGACTTTTCTCATATTAAAGATTGGAAAGATATTATTAAATCAGTAGATGTGTTTATATCAAAACCAATCTATACGTATGATCAAAGCGGAACTTGTAAGTCATTTAATGATACAAATAATTTAGATGCAAAATTCATAGGTGCATTAGACATCTCTAAGTTCGTCGACGGCTTCACGAGTCCTGATCCTGGAGATTTTGTTAGTAATCCGACTAGAAATAAAAAAGAAGATTGTGCACTGTTGCCAATAAATATAAATAATGAAGAATTAACAACTGACACACCAGGAGGAAGAGAAAATGCTCTCGGAAAAAATTACGTAGAATGGAAATATGAACAGCTATATACTTTGTTTTTTTCAGAAGATGGTACTTTCCCCGCAACGTCAATTAATCTTCCTGAGTATGAAGACGATAAAAATAAAGAGGCTTTAAAAAATGTACAAAACTTCTATTTCTTATCTTCCATTCCACTTGATGACTTGTCTTTAGACAAAAGAAAAGATATTGTAGTAGATAAGGAATACTTGCAATCGCTCACTACTAGAGAGGTTATGACAGATGATTATCTTTCTCATGATCGCCTTAAAGCTAAATACTCTCAGACGTACAATGGTAGAATTAATCTATCAGGAATTAAACGAGTACTGTATAGAGGATTCTCTCCTGCATCGATGTTTGCTTATGCAAATTCCTATAGACCTAATTTCAAAATATCAGGAGGCAAAACTATAATAGAATTTGATGCTTTTGCAACTGCAAACTTAACTATACAGACATTGATAGAAGAGAATGGAGAGAGGTATGTTGTGAGTAGTGGTACGAACGTACAGCTCTCTCCTTACACTTCTTTTCAAATGAAAAATGGTTCATACGACAAACGTAGCTGGGGATGTTATGTCTTCTATCCTAATACACATGCTACGATGATGCGTATCTCAGCAGCAGTAGATACATTTGAGATAAAGCTTAAACCGCATGACTTCTTAAATGGAGCATACGGGGTACTCGATTATGAATTAGAAAGAAAAACGAACGTTACGCAGGTAGAAGGGCCATCTCAGATTGAACCAACGATAGATGTGCCGAGTAAGATATACACTTCCGAGGTAAACAATCCCTTTTTCTTTCCTGTTACAGGTATCAACACAATAGGCACAGGTAGAATATTTGGAATTGCTACTGCTGCAAAAGCACTTTCTCAAGGTCAGTTCGGACAATTCCCTCTTTACGCCTTTACAGACGAAGGGGTCTGGGCTCTATCTATCAGTTCCACAGGAAGCTATTCTGCAAAACAACCGATAACACGTGATGTATGTCTTTCTTCTAAGAGTATCACGCAGATTGACTCTGCCGTTCTATTTACAACAGATAGGGGTATTATGCTACTAGAAGGCTCACAAGCGACTTGTATATCTGATATATTAAGTGGAAAGAGTTTTCTACCCATAGATAGATTGGTTAATATAAATAAGATACTTGATCATGTGAATTTATCTACTGGTACTTTAAATATACATCCTTTCTTAGATTTTGTCAAGGATGCCCGTATGATATATGATTATGAACACCAACGTATCATTGTTTATAACACTAATAAAGAAAAGAACTGCAATTATGCTTACGTATTCTCACTAAAATCTAAACAATGGGGAATGGTACAATCCAACATTTTGAGTAGCGTAAACTCTTATCCTAATGCAGTTGCGGTGTCTAACGATGGTAAGCTTGTCGATTTTTCTATCGATGCAGAAAATATTTATAATAATATTGTAATATCACGACCAATAAAGTTAGATGAGCTGGATATACATAAAACCATAGATACCGTTATACAACGTGGTATATTCAGGAAAGGGCACGTAAAGTCCATTCTCTATGCCTCTAACGATTTGTACAACTGGGTTCCTGTATGGTCTTCTGTTGATCACTATTTACGAGGATTTAGAGGAACACCGTACAAATACATGAGAATAATATTACTAACAGAGTTATCTAAAGATGAAAGTATTACTGGTTGCTCGGTGCAATTCACACCGAGATTAACCAACCAGCCGAGATAGTTTAGGTTTTTAGTTTATAGGTTAAGATTGATTTTTATCGAAAAGGGCAGTTCTACGTGATGTAGCGCTGCCCTTGTTTATTACCATGGTTTTAACTTTCGCCTGACCTTACCGATCCTTGACATCAATGATGACCTTATCTTAACTTTCATCTCCATCAATTTTGATTCCCAACGCTCAGAACTTTGTGGTAACATTATACTCAACCAATCTGCCAGGACGCTACACACGAGAAACTCGTGTATGTACTCTTCCAACATTTTAACTGTTGTCATAGAAAAGTTGTACGGTAGCATAAGTTTAATAGTGTATGTATCTGGTTCTTTCAAAATATCATCAAGCACTTCTTCCGTGTCAGGTAATTCTTCTTTTGCGTATGGATATAATAGTTCCACACACTCCGAATGAGCCAAGTTAAGAATACGAGTGACACGATCCACATTTCCATCTTGGGTTATGTCAAACACTTGATGTTTGGCGTGTTCTGTATCTTGTGGCATAATATCAGCCTCAACAAAAGAATAGTTACTGGCATCATATAGCA